ATTCTAAAAGAGAAACGGAATTCTCCATCAAAATTGAACCACCAAAATTGAACACCAAAATTGAACTACAAACTACCACGCCAAAACTCACGCAACCTCAACACACCAAAACACATACCACGCAACCACGCACCAACAAATGCAACACAAAACAAACCATACCCATACTTTCCAATTATTCATACCAAAAATACCTCCATAAAAACAAGTAATAAAAATAACACTATTAATTATAGCTAAGATCGGATATAATAAAACTACCAGATAGGGAAAGGGGAAAGAAAATGAAAGAATATGCAGTTGTTTATATCAAGAACTGTGAAGAGTGTGGGCGTGACTATTACACAGCAGGCTCTACTATTTCCGAAATTGTACACGAACTTATAGACGAATTGAACCGCTACAATATAGATTGCGAGTATATCACGATTTTTGATGTTAACGACGAAGAAGATATTCATTATTTTAAGGTATTAAATATTTGTGGATATTATGTATTATCAGAAAAAAATTTACTAATGTTCTAAGGGTTAATTATGTATATCTTAAAAGCAATAGGCGAACTAATTAGTAACGGAGAACTTGAAAAGCACGAAATCTATATTTCGGCACCATCCATAACTGAATGCTTCGAAGAGTTAGTTAAATATAAAAGTTCAAGTAATTTGTATATTAAAGTTGATAGTGTTTACTTAGCTTAGGGAGTAGTAATGGCGTATTGTAGAATTAGCTATGGTAAAGACTATTGTAAAGATGCAACCGTTGAAATTGCAACAAATGACAATGTGAAAATACCAGAAGCAGCTATAAATAAAGCACTAATGATCACAATGAATTATCTAATTGAAAACATGGAAACAGAAGAACACGAAAGCGCCGAATAAGGCGCTTTCTTTTATCTCAAGTTAAGCAACTTACACATCTTAAAATAATTCTCGCGCAATACAGGGCTTTCGAACCTTACTACCCCGTTTAGATATAACCTTTTCAATGTGCGTATAAACTCACGTGAATTTTCTACCGCTATCATGTTTAAGTCGTAATCATCAATCGTAAGCGCAATTACTTGCTTATCAGATGGCACTTTATCATTAATAAAGTAAATAAAGCTACTCTCATCATACCAACATGCGAATACATAATCGTTGAACTTAAAACCATATCTATATTTAGCCGTCGAGGGCTTTTTAGCTATGAATTTGTCGGTAGCATTAGTAAATTTATTACCCGTAATATAATCGCCGTACTTAGTACCATCAGCAATAGCACCGCCAATAGTGTTTAACGATTCATCTTGGAAAGCCTCTGGCGGAACATAATCAATAAGTAATACAATGTCGGCACCATCTTTCGTTTTGCCTAGCTTGTATTGAGTGTATCCCTTCTTTGGCTCATTGCTAATATGTAAAAACCTAAACAATGGGTTAACGATATTACATGAGTTCGTAAGCAAAAAGAACGTTACATCTCGTCTTTTACGCGAGATTGTAATAAGCAATGAAAGAATAGCCCCTACTTCGTCAACCAAATAACCAGGCGGCCTATTATTCTCGCGCAAGTATTCATCCCAAACGATATATTTCACTTTTGGGAAAGGGACACCTTTATAATCTTGATAACGAGAAGCTATCAAGAGATAACAAAAAGTGCTCCACTCAGGCTTCTCTTTGTCTTTTGGTCTCTTCGCAATCTGGTATTCAGAACCTACCAACCTAAACACATAATCTTTAAACTCGTTATCAGTCGCAACGTCTGAAAACACATACTTTTTAACGGCTTTTAACTCTGGTTCATAGCGACGAATATAAACACATTCTTCACCGTGCTTAATAAATCGCTTAACACAATGTTTTAACGTGGTGTAGGTTTTACCGATTGATCGAGCACCAGCTACCATTACAATGCTCGCATTGTACGAAAGTGCCTTATTTATGTTCCAATACTTACTCATAACTTAGATATTAACATATCGTCTTACTTGCCAACTATTCCAATTATAATTACCCGCACAATACGCATTCGCATCTTCTCGTAATTTCGGGCCCTGTCCAGACCCATGACCGATACACTGGTTATTGCCTATATACATCTCCACGTGAGTTGTATTAGACCCATAACCAAATATTATGAGGTCTGCCAGCTGCATTTTATCTTCGGGTAAATTTCCACCGCTTCCCGTCGCTATCTGTTGCCCCTGTTCAGCCTGTGCACCTGTCCAGGTGCCAATTTCAAGACTACATACTTTTTGGTAGCAGTACCAGCAGAAACCACTGCAGTCGGTATATCCCGACGTTTCAGGAGATAGCCGCCCCGCGCCTTGGCTGTATTGAAACTTACCTAAACAACTTTTTGCAAACTCAACTAGTTGTTGCTGTGCTTCTGTGCCTGTTGCCGATCCGCCGCCTGTGTTGCCTCCTGTAATTGCTTCGCCTGTATTATTAAGTGCAGGTTTCCACGTTTGGGGTGAGACGGGTACACATACGAGCCCGTTTTCTAGCCCATCGGCACCGTATACCGTAAGAGTATTATTATAAAGCGTAATATGAGAAATAACGTTAGCCAATTCTTGCGTACCGCTATTCTCGCCGCCCTCACCTGTTCCAGCGCCGCCGTTTTGACCAAAATCAGGCGGCATGCTCTCACCGTCCCACTCATTTAATCGGTTGTAAGTGGTGGTATAACGTGTTTTATAGCGCCCTAATACACCATTGTTTAAGCAGACCTGATAAATTCTGTCAAGGGTAGTACTACCGCCTGCGGTTGCTACCACTTGGCCAGCACTTCTTGGGGATTGGTGATACATGCACATAGCGAAAATTAAGGGCTTGGGGTTGTCTTTCGACAACCCCCATCCCTCAAGCGTAGATATATAACCCTCAAAATCGGCTATGGCTTGGTTTTCTTGGATAATATGCGATTCGGTCGATGCAAAAGCATTTGACACGCTTTCACCCTCGGTTTGACTTAAATAACGACTGTTCCAATAATCGCTATTCTGGACATTGCTCGAAAGCGAACTCTTCAAGCTATCCGCCAGCATTTCGAAATCGGTAGGACGTTCCGACTGCATACGGTTTAACAATGCAGCGGCGCGCGTACCGTACCATTGCATCATGCCAATAGTAATAGGATCGTTATAATTAATTAACTGCCAGTTCCAATTAGATTCTACTTCGCCTATTACATACATGGCGTAATAACATATTGTTCTTGTATCAGGCATTATTTATCACTAATAGAACTCAAGTTTAAGTCTTTAACAGTTAGCAATGACTGAAGGAAAGTGATATTGAATGCTCCGCTTATGTTAAATTGCTGCGTTGTAGATGGATATAAATATAGTTTTCCATCGGTTCCCAGCGTTAAACCTTGCGCCCCAAAAAAGACATAACCGCGGCTAGCATCATTAAATGCGATACCAACGCTATTGTATTCAATGGCTGTATTTGTTGGTATTACCAAATCGGTCACGCATTGGAAACCATACATACTTGTGCCTGGTATGGCTTGCCTCGTAGCATTTCCCGTGTGTGTTATTGATCCAGCTATTTTAATTAACGATTTATCAGGGTTATAGAAAATATAAAGCTTTTGACCACTATTTACTGAAAAATTACTAAATTGAGTTACTTCCTCGACTGAAAAATTAAAAAGCGAACTCATATAATTTTTGACTTTGGTTAAATCGCTATTAGTAGATTGTAAACCACTCTGCAACGTACCGATGTTACTATTAGCCGTTTCAAGTCCAGATTGTAGCGTGGAAATGTTACCGTTTGCCGTGGTCATCTGTGATTGTAGCGTTGTAATCTGTGAGCCTTGTGAGCCCGTCAAAGTCTGCAAGGCGCTAATCTGGCCTTCCATCTCTGTAATGGTTTCTGTTGGTATTGTTCCCGCAACCTGCGCTAGTGCTGCATCAGTAGCGTTTGCGAGGGCATTATAGTCAGTTACCAAGTCAAATAGCGCCGTAGATTCAAGCGTTGGTAGTGAATAATTAGTTGTAGACATGTTTATTAATCCTCCTCGATATAGGCAAGTGCGCCGTACTTCTTTAACTCGCCCCAAGTATGAATAGTCTTGGGGGTTGACGGTGTATATATTGTATCATCAATCGGGTATGGCTTGCATCGTGCCAATACCTGCTCGAAATTGCCGAAATCAATCAAATCAAGCAACACAGCTGCATAAAAGGCAAGTTGGTATAGTGACCAATCGTGCAAGGCCGTAGTTACTTGTGAATAGGTCATTTCGGCGTATTTCGTTTTAAATTCCTCGTAAGTTGCTGCATATGGTCGGGCTGCATTAAATAGTTGTTTGTTGATATAAGGCGCGTAACACTTGTTACCGTCTACCACGGGCGATAGCCACATACTAATACCAGCATAGATATTTGTAATGCGCTCGTCTAACTCTTCGTAGTTTTCCGCTATTTGATTCTTAAGCACGTTATACAACGCGTCGGCATATTCTTTGGCTTGTTCTAAATTATCAGCGAGCCCAGCGTCTAAGATAGATTGTGAAACCGCTTCGTCATTGATTTTCAAAAGTGCCTGTAAAAGCCATTGTATCTGGTCTTCAAGTCTGATTGCGTATTTCCAACTTGGTGGCAACGGATATTGGTATCCCTGGTAGGCAAAATCAAAGTCGCCAGGATATTTTAGCATGCTCATTTTATACCTCCTTTACTAATATACCTGTATAAAACACGGCTCTAATACTCCGAAAACAATCTGCAAGGCATTATTTACACCCGATAACCACTCACTCAAGGCCGTTGAAACCATGTTATTAATACCATAATGCGTTGCTTCTGTAGTTGCATTGTTCGTGTTGGTGCCTGTTGATTGCGTGATATTGGTGGCGTAATTTTCACCGCCGTTTTCGTACAGTCTATTTTGCGGTGTATTGGAAAAAATCTGTTCGCTTTCGTTGCCTGCATTGTTGGTCGTGGTCGATTTATCGCCCGTCATATAAGACAACCAGCTTTCGTCTTGCGCGGCTTTTTCAAGTGCTATAAAAACGGGATTAATAGCGGCCATATTCTCGTCAAGTGCCCTATTTAAGTAAAAAATAAATTGTGTTGACGTTTGAGCGCTTATTTTTCGATAGCGAAAATGATTGATTATCTTTTCGTTCAGCCACTCGCGCTTGCTCTCGTCCCAAATCGGGTAATCCCTCATTCCAAGATCGCAACCGTAAAGCCTAATAAGGCTGTCAACGTCGGGCGTATCATAGTAATTCTCATAGCTTCCTGCTATTAGCATCTTATATCCACCCCTCATTGCCCGTTAGGGTCGGGTAACGTGCATCATCGGGCTCCGCCATATGAGGAACAGCCCACGAAACACTAATAGGTTTGTCCAACTCAAACGTGCGATTAACTTCCTCGCAAAAACGTTCACGGCACATCAAACGAGATCGGCGCAATAACATAATCTGCTCGTTATTGCTCATGGCTTCCTTAGTCAGCACCCTCTCGCGCTTTTCAGTATTTGAATTATCCGCTCCAAAAATTGTCATAGCCAGATCAAGAATTTTCTTTTGGTTGTTGAAAATATCCTCTGCAATATAGGGGGCTTGCGTTTGCATAACTTCAGGCGTGCCCGTTCCTGGCGCATCGTTTAAGTATAATACCTGGTCATTATGCTCAAGTTTTGAGTATAATTCCTGGTTAGACTTTAACGCCTGCTCACTTGTGCGGATAATGTAGGGCGTGCGCTGTGCTCCTGTGTTTAAGTCGGCTATTGCGTCATAGGTAGCCAAACGACGGGCGAAGTACTTAATATGAGAATTAAGGGGGGTACGGCGCATATTGTCGAAACCGACTACACAATCACGGGGGCGATAGGTTATTTCGTCTCCCTCTCCAGCGATTCCCCAGGGTTGATTGTGCCTAATCCAGGTACGCCCCACAGGACTAACTAGGGTCACTTCGTTGGGATTGTAATATAAGTTATACGTATCTACAGGCGTGCATTGTGCAAAAAGAAAACCGCCGCTTTCCTGAAACAGGCCGCCCATGCCCCAGTTGAGAAATATAAACTCTAAAGCGCGTGGGTCAATCCCTGCGGGTAAGTTTTCCCACTTAAAAGCAGCAAGGGCAATATTAGACAAATAATCTTCCCAAAACATGAAAGCCTGATTATCGTAATATTCATATTTATTGGAATACTTTTCTCGGATCCAATTTCTACCTATTGCTAGATCGGATAACGGAATAGGATAGTCAATAGGATAATCACCAGGCTTTAATTGTTTAGTCATACAGTACACCCCCTAACGGTTCATTGTCTGCGATATCTATATTACCAATTTTCGTCGCATCTCTCCACACCGTAACTCCCTTTTCAAAGATACCACGTAACGTTTCTTTTGCTCCCTCGTCGGCTTTCGAGCAATTAAGGTATACCTCTTTACATTGCCAATAGGTGAAGTTTTCCATGCAGTTGAGATTTTCTGGCAAGGCCATGAACTCATGAATTGCGTAGCCATAGCGAAGAAAATATTCGCCTACCACATGCTGCATGTTGCTATTGATATTTTTAAAACGAATAGCAATTTCAAAAATTCCATTACATAAATTAAAACCGTCGCCGCCTTGTTGTCCAATAACGCTTGGTTGTGAGAGTGCCATATCTTGAACGGTTGCGTTAATTCCCGCGATGGTGTTCTGGTAATCGCCTTGTGCTGCCCACTGCGCAAGATCGGCGTTTTGCGTCGCGAATCCCGATTGTAGCGCCTGGTTATTGTTAAACTGTTCGTTCGCTGCCCAATAGTCAACTCCTGCGCCAACTAATCCCATGACCGCGCCGCTAACATTGCCGCCTGTAAGATTGCCAACGGTGCCTAATGCGGCATTAGCTATTCTGCTCGCATTTTGAACATCCATATTAGCTTGATTATTAGCCAATTGCTGTTGAGCCTGGCTATAGGTTAGTTGTGTCTGTGCATTTGATTTGTTGAGTGTCCACCCAGCGCCGCTATATTGCCAATTGCGCGTGTTAACGGTCGTCGCCTGATAAAGAATGTAATTGTCGTTAACGATACTAAAAGTAGGCAAGTTGTTAAACCATAGGGCATTGTCTATATAGTTCTCTGGGCGATAGGTGCCCTCGCGTCTTGGCTCGGTGTCATCAAGTACGAAATAGTAGTAATCTTCGTCATCTGGCAAGTTTCCATTTATTCCTACATCGCTCCCGTAATAAGGCACATAAAAGGCAAGACGCATATAAGGCGGGGCGGCACATGCAACCTGACGTAAGGCTAGCGCGTTTTCGTTGGTTAATTCAGGCTTTAACAGCAACGGGCTACCCGTGAAATTGGTAAGCTCAATAACTGAATACGGGTAACATAACAGCTTTTTTAAGTTTCTATAACGATTACTTATAGATTGGCCTAGACGATTAGCAAGCGATTGTTTGTCACTCCAAAACTCCCCCTCGTCGGGCGTAGTGCCTAGAAATCTTGCGTTTACACCGTTTAATTGCACGTCTGGCCCATCGGTTAGAAATGCCTTAGGAAAGAGGGTGACCGACAAAATTGTACGGGCTACCCATGGAGCCTCGCGCAATCTTTCACATAAAATCTTATAATCATCTGGCCTTAGTTCATACACGTTACAAGAGGAAATAATCCCATCGGTAAATTGTCCATCTGATGTTCTGAATGATGGATTAGTAACGGTGCCCCAATCTGCGGCAAGATCGCCCGTCGATTGGACAATAAGCGAAAGGCCGTTTCTATCCTCCGCTTCTTCTGATCGATTCACGGATAAATTAAGTACTTGTACATCCGTTATGTTGTATTCGTTACCTATGTCTAGCGATTCAGGCACGGAGCAATAACGCCGCCATGTATAGGGCGCATTGCTGTTTGAAACGTTACAACTTGCTTGTATAGCCGCGTGCCCTCGTACTACAAATGCTTGGCTAATACGAAAGTTGAAAAGGTATGTTTGAAAAACATCCAATTGTAACGTGATAGCGGTAGTAGACGGGTTGACCATAGCAACCGACGTAATAAAGTAATACAGCTTAGGCGGCGTTAGTTCGCCTGGCACGGGCTGCTCTGGATTTTCCACTACACAATAGTTATAAGTATAAGCCGCGCTATAGGGCAAGGCTAAATTAATGGGCTCGTTTGGTTTTAGATAAGAGTAATTATCGAGCGTCAAAGAATCATTTTTTAACGACGCAAAATAGTTATCCCTCGTTTCACGGTCTGCAAAAGAGACAACATCTTTATAAGAAGAATCCCATGTCACGCGGCAAAGCGTGACACGGGATTGCGCAGGCCATGACGAGGGGGTAAAAGTGGTTTTCATTTTTAACCCCCCTTTGATATTAACCCGCTGAATAGCCTACTTTATTCAATTTGAGATTTGCAAGCTTAGTATTATTAGCTGCTGCATAAGCCGTAATGTTAAGAGTTTCATAAGTGCTATTACGTGATACATGTAATACATTCTGATCGTCTACATACGTGCCAGTATCAGGGCTGATAACGTTAGGGGTTGCCGCGCTGGTATCAGTAGGAGCGGTCGCGCTTAGATCAGTAATCAAATAAAATACCGCTTCGTCGGTTGAGGTATCACTATAGGTTACCTTCGGCGTAAGCGCAATTTCAGCACCTGGTTCAAGAACTGCGTTATCGGCTACCGACTTAGTAAGCGCAAGGCTTACACTTGTTACGGTCTTAGAAGTAACGCTGCCCAAATTATCCTCTTCAGTAGACGAGAACAAAAGCATGTTACGCATATCAGACAATGCATAAGTTCCCCAATGGTGCAGGTAACTAATCCAGTCACGGGTACGCGGATTATAAATAGTATCATTAGCTACCAAATTGTCGGCACAAATATATGCGCTTGCATCAATGAGCACCGCTTGAGCACCTGCAATGTCGAAATCATCTACTACAATGGTACGGTCTGCAATAAAGTTTGCTTTATCCATGTGGAAAGCAGCCGCCAATACCTCAACGTCAAAATAAGCGAAGAATGCCGGGGTGCCCAAAATTACCAGCTCGTCACTAGATACGGGCATATGCTTAGGATTATATTGCGTCTTAACAAAATCGCGCATCATTAAGTAATGCTCACGCATAGCCACCGCAATTTCTTTACCCGCTGCTTCTTTGTCATCTGCGGTTGAAATGTCGGGAACTTTTACCGTTGGCATTGTCCAAGCATCATGTGCGCCCTTTACAAGATTGCGCATAATCAAGTATTCGTCCCATTGGTCAGACTTTAACGGCATAGCCAAAATATCGTTAATCATAGATGATAAGCCGCCGTCATTTACAAAAGCCTGTCGCAACTGGTCGCGATTATATCGCATCGGGTACACGTCTTGGCGGTTTACGCTGTAGTAGTTTACTTCGATGTCAGGCTTAGGAGCGCCAAACGGGTTAGTATTGTTCGGGTCGTAGTGCTCGGCTTGAATCAAACCGCCCTGAACCTCTTGAATCATTCCGCCGAATTGCTGCTCACCACGCTTCAATGGCGCTAGCGAATTGCGGAATGAGTTAGTCTGAAAAACAGTTAAGCCGATACGGTTTACCAGTAAGTCACAAAATTCATTCATGATTGGGCTATAAGCATCCAATGTTTCAAAAATACGCGCAATGTTGCCGCGCGTTGCTGCGGGGATACGTTCCTGATATCCTGCCGATGCTTCATCTCGCACCATATTAAGCAGCTCGGCATTGCTTAGTGTTAGTGTAGCGGGCATTAGTCCTCCTTCAATAGATTTTCTTTAACTTTATCTTCGATAGTTAATTCTTCCTCTTCGTCTGGCTCTTCCTCTGGCTCTGTTTTGCCAGTTTCAGCCGTGATTAGTTCATAGTTTTTGGCTTTCAAATCAGTATTTTCGCGGCGCAAGTCCTCAATTTCCTGATTACGCTGTTCAATAAGTGCTACCTGTCCATCATTATATGATGTAAACGCATCATTGATATTGGATAGATAGGTGGGGTAATCTTCAATTTCATCTGTGATACCCGCCAACAGCTCGAAAATGTCCACTTTTTACCTCCTAAAATAAAAGGGCTATTGGTAATAATTATATACCAATAGCCCGTATATTTACAGATAGACCATACCGTCAAAGCGTCGAGTCAGGGACAGGGGACTATATCACCAATAGCCGCAAGGCTTTGTCTTATGGTGATACTTTACATACCACTTAATAATCGGTGGCACTATCTGCATAAGTGATTTTATCATTCTAGGCGTTATCGTTCAACCAACGTTGCCATGCGCTCGCTGTGTTTTGACCAAGGATGCCATCAACGGCAACCCCTAGAAACTTTTGCATTGCCTTAATAGTTTTTGGCCCCATGAAACCGTCATCATTTACACCAAACAACCGTTGCATAGCTCCTACGAGGTTTGAACCGTTACCGCCGTTATAATTGATAGCACGTGAATCAATACGCGGATAATAGCGCTTTTGTTTTGGGTCTTGGTTACTCATAATACCGTCTACAGGGGTTCCAAAATATCGTTGCGCCTTTTTGTTGGTGTTAACACCAATCCAACCGTCAACGGTCAAAGCTCCAGAACCGGCCGACGTAGTGGCGGAAGTCGATGAACCGCCTGTGGCAATCTCGTTAAACGGGAAATTGTCACCTGGGCAATCAGTAGCGCATACATCTTTGTGACGTTGAACCGTGCTAATTCCGTACTTGCTCTTGAGGTATGAAACGAGTTCAGCGCCTGCGTTTCTCTGTGTTTCTCCCATAGTTTCACTCATAAAGTCACCCTCAAAGCAGACCCCCAACGAATCAGAGTTTGAACCCGATGCATGAGCACCCACTTTGTTTTCAGGCCTCAAGCGGTATATATTACCATCTTTTCGTACAAAGAAATGATAACCAGCGCCAGACCAGCCATTATTAAGGTGCCATTGATGAATCTGTTCAGCCGAGCAAGACTTAGCCGCCGCATGGTGCAAGATAATACGAGTAGTGCGTGATCGGTTAGACATCGCCTTAAACGATAGATCAGTTTCGATAATGGTCACACTCATTTTATTCCTCCTTGTTATCGGTCGTATTTTCTCCGAATAGCGACAAGAATTTACCAGTTTTCAATTCGGGATTTATTTCGCCTAAATTTTCCAAAATGCTAACTATTTCGGTACAAGAAATATAAACGCCCACGCCTATATATACCGTCCCGAATGCATCAGGCAAACCCAAAATAGGCATCGACCACTCACATAGCCACCCCAACAATAACGCGAGAATAAAACTCAGCTTGTGCATAAGTCCTTCTCGCATCTTGGTACTTGATAACTCACTTTTAATTGCTGCTTTAATAATTCCTGATACAAAATCAAGAATTATAAAAAGCATAACGACCAATGCCACATATAAATCAATCTGCATATTACCCCCTTATAGTAAACGGTCTTTCCTCAAGTATAACGCCTCCCTTTACCAGCTTAGGCACCAATTTATAACATTCTTTTGATAAGTATTTTTTATTAAAACTGTTCATATCATGAATAAGTTTAATGTCGTTAGTAAACCCTATTTGAAAATCATCAAAGCTCATTACATCTTTTAAGCCCTGGGGCATACCCGCGCATGTATAGCTATATTCTCCCGTGTCAAGCTGCACGGCGTATGTTTTCGGTCTGATAAAACGACACTTCTTAAAACGATATTCACAATCAAAATAACCTAGCCTTTTAGGGTCGGTTTCTAACCATTCGGGCACATCGCCAAACGCCTTAATACTGTCGGTATCGCTATATATATAATTATCGCCAAACTTTACCGCCGTTCTAATAAGATAATCGCGCGCGTATGCAGTTACAAACGTAGCGATAGGTATATATACGGGGTCGCGGTCGTCACCGTCTACCAGCTTATAATGCACCACATCATCTTCTAAAACGGGTATTTTCTTGTCGCCCTGAATTTTTTGTCCAAACTTTCCATAAAGCGAATTATTGCACAATTTCGCCTGAAACCGTTCACCAGGATTAGTTGCATGTGTTTTATTGTAATTGTTAATGTCTATGTAATCGTCAAAAAGGCCGTATTGGCTATTAAACTTATAAGCCCCTAAAAAGTCGATTATGTTTAACTCATACATATCTCGCATAAGTGCAAGATCAACGCTAGTAAACCATCCTATTAAGGGTTCTGTTATATCTCGCTGGTATTCGCGGGGGTTGAACCTAGGATTGTCTTTAATTTGTATACATGGCAAGCAGCCAGGCTTTAGTTGTGCGGTGTACTCAATACAGGCAACATAAAGGCCGTCTAATTCGCTCTCGTTCATCACAAATTCAGGCAACCCATAGGGGTATGACTTATATCGCATCTGGTAAGGATACATGCTGTTAACATCGAGCGACACGCCTTCTTTAATGTAAGTCCTGTTTTGGTGTATTGGATTAACATATACATAACCGCCTCTATAAGACTTGCGGATATCGTAATCGGCTCTTTTGGGTAGCATCGGAAAGAGTTTATCAAACTTCTTCCGCTCGATTAAATCTTTATAAACTGCTAAACAATCGGCCGACGTGGTTAACTTCGTACCCATTTTTAAACGTTGCTCCAAAACTTGAGCCAATATGCACACGTCTCGGCGCAAGTAATCCAATTCTTGCGCAGTCAACTCGTGCCCCGCTGGCCTGTATATACTGTAATCGATTTCACCTTTGGACATATTAAGATGGTAGGTATTAGCGGCTTCAGCAAGGCTCATAGTTACTTTTTTAAGACTATCGGCGAAAACTATTTCTTTATCCATAGCCCTAAACTTTATTGAGTAGAAACGCCCCATATCATCAATTAGCGTTGATAATTGTAAGTTGTCGTCTATCTGTTCAACGTGTTTAAAACCATGTCTAAGCAGATAATCAATTATAAATTTTCCATCAAAAGCCAAATTATGAAACCATATGCGCGCATTGTTAAAATTTAAGATCGTATCTATAAAACTTTCGATTGATAGGCCATAGGTAAAGCTATCAACATTACCCACCAGGCACAAGCCCCACGCCCAAACGGGGTTTTTTGCCACTCCCTCTTCTGTTGTGTTGGTTTCAAAATCGGCGGAATATTCTGCATAATCCATAGCTCTATATATTTTTGACAGCGTTTAAGATTTTCCAAACTTGATCAAACTTAGATCCTTTAGTATCTTCCGACACGCCAGACCGCCCCTCGTCATAGTCTCGCTGGTAGCGATAAACGGAAGTCACACCGTCAAAATCGGTATAATGATAAAGATAATATATCTGGTCATCGTTTAAGTTATCTAATATGTTGGCTAACTCTTCTGTTAAGTAGCCCTCATCGCTTAGGCGATTAGTAATCGATTCAATGTATCCCCTATTTTGTCTTGTGAGGGCTTCGTCTGTTTTAGGCGCGTTTTTGACGGAACGGTTGTAAGCTTTAATTGCGTTTTCTAGCTGCTCCAATGACTTAAACGAAGTATTGCGCGGTTCTACTTGTGCAACTAAATTCTCTGGGCCGCCGCGTCCAAAATCCTCTCGGCTAATTCTTTCTGGTAAATTCTTTGTGATCGATTCAACGGCTGCTACCACATCATCGGGCTTGTTTAGTTCAACGTTTTCACGTATGCTCTCAAGCCTTGCGCGGCGCTCGGCTCTTATTATATTCCGCTCTGCTTCTACAATACGATACTCAAATACTTTTTCATACGGAAGCGCGATGTTACTATTTCGTTGCAATACGTAATTTAACGATTTACCCTGCGTCTCGATTCTATTTTCACGGGAATTAAATTCACGTAATTGTCGAGCATAGGCGTTTTGCTCACGAGTGCTCATGGTCTGCACTTCATCCCATGATTTAACAGGTACAGCCATTTGATTTATCTGCGCATTCGTGATGCCTTTTTTACGTAGTCGGTAAAGCTTGTTACGCGCGTTTTTCTGCAATCGTGATAATTCTTTTTTGGTAATAGCCATACCTGCACCGCCCTTAACCGATAAATTAAGCCCCTCCCCAGTTGCGGGGTAGGGGCTGCTAATAACTAAAATTTATAAAACCTATTACATATCCAAATATCGATAGGTTCGACCATTTCGCGTTGAGCGAGTTTTGGTGACTACCTTAATAGGGTGCTCCCAAGTCTTAGGCATACCATATGAGTTAATAAGCGCCTTTACTGATTCATACACGCCCAATGAAGCAGAGAAATAGCATTCGCCTTCTTGATCAATAAGGATAACCGCGGGGTTGTCCGTTTTTTCTCCCTCTTCGTCACCGCTGATAAAAGAAGAGGTAGTGAATGCAATATCTACAATATCAATATAAGTACCGTCCATATCTGATAGAGGCTCGGCGGTGCTTTGTGCCTTAAACAGGCGGCGCTTATCTTCGTCAGATTCAACATCAAAAGATGTTACAATACCGTACGCATTTACGCCTGTTTTGATTGCCTCATCAAAAGAAAGAGCTTCATTAGTTTCACGAATGATTGCGAGAGATTCAGCCATTGTTAGTTCTCCTTTACGGTAGCATGTTTAATAAAATCATCTTCGGGCATTTCAAAAACCTTTTCAGTCTTAATAATGCCCTTGAGCGTTGCGAAATTGTTTCCCGTTTCAGCGCGTACCATTTTCAGCAGCCGCATGTCAGAAATAGATTTTCCTGTATAAGTATACACACCCAAATCTTTTTCGCCGTCGGTGATGATGGCCTTAACTTCAACGAATTTCTTTCGAATCATTTACTTTCACCCCCTTGCCCTTGTGTCTTTATTCATAAAGCGCCTAGCCGCTTTACAAGCTTCTTTATACATTGCGTCGGTGTCGTAAGCAATAATTCGTTGTTTGCTTTCAACTTTACGAGCTAATTTGTCGCGTTTCCTCATTACCAGTATAAAACGAATTTCATAGTGGGTATAATCAACGTTACTTATGATTTTAATAAATTCGAGTGATGGAAACGTTAAACACAATTTGTTGTTCACTTCTTCAATGTCTACCATATAAACCAGCTCGAAATAGGTATTGAGAGGAATAATAGAAGCGTTAGGGTTATTAGTGCTTTGTCGAAAGTGGTCATTTTCTTTCCCCTTTCCCTATCTTCATATTAAAGAGACCAATTATTGCTCAAAGCTTCAAAACCATAGTACGGGCATGCACCACCTCTAAAATACACCCATAAACAACATTTACCTTTATAATACCCAGAACTAACTTTTACCGAATAATATTTACCATGCCTCAAACCCATAGAACCATCTTCACCAATAAACATAGCATCAATTACCTTAGTCATCTTTTCCCCTTTCCCTATCTGGTAGTTTTATTATATCCGATCTTAGCTATAATTAATAGTGTTATTTTTATTACTTGTTTTTATGGAGGTATTTTTGGTATGAATAATTGGAAAGTATGGGTATGGTTTGTTTTGTGTTGCATTTGTTGGTGCGTGGTTGCGTGGTATGTGTTTTGGTGTGTTGAGGTTGCGTGAGTTTTGGCGTGGTAGTTTGTAGTTCAATTTTGGTGTTCAATTTTGGTGGTTCAATTTTGATGGAGAATTCCGTTTCTCTTTTAGAAT